CACATGCACCTAGGAGCATCGCCATCATTGGTGGTGGACCCTTGGGGAGAGGACCCAACTTTTGAATCACATTGACAAACATAAACATACAACAAACAAAGGAACCAATTGTCGAAAGACGTAGGGGTGTCTTCACATTATACATCTCTGAAGTAGTTGGTAGTAAATCCATACCTGGGATAGATGGAAGGAGATCAGAAACCCCGGGTATCATAAATATGGGAAGCATTTATTGTATACCTACATTTTTATATAGGTGTAGTTTTCAGTCGTTGGAGAAGTTGTTTCCGCCTCTGGTTCCATTTCTGGTTCCATTTCTGGTTCCATTTCTGGTTCCATTTCTGGTTCCACTTCCGCCTCGACAACCGATGGACCGACCATCTCCTTCTCCTTCTGTTGTGACATCATCACAGCCGCCAACCCAGATGACACCAAAAATATAACCAATAATGAAATTACAAGTCCCGCACGCATTTATAGTATACTAACAAAAATTTTTAGTCAGGTCATATTCCCTCTGGTGTAGACCCTGGGCTGAAGATGAAACCTTTGCTTTGAGTTTCAATAATTCCATAATAGTTTCATCATCGAGGTACTTGAAAAAGTCCCTTTTCGCATCAAGGTCGTTGAGTAAGAACTTCTCCTTTCTCGCCTGTACAAATGGCCATACGTGTTTACGCAAGGATATAAGCTCGGTTTCAATTTTTACAAGTTGTGGGAGAATAACCTCTCGAATGAGTTTATTTGTTTCACGAAGGTCGTCCTTGAAGTCAGTCATATTTGAATTTGATATTTATTCTTTAAACACCTAAGTTTTAGGTATCGAAAGTAAATTTATCTGAAAATGGTCACCAAAATTAAAAGAGATTTTCTATCTAAGATAAGCTCGGGTATACAATGCCTCATGACTTCATCTTATCTGTCTGATGAAATCGCTTTACAGCCATTTGGAAATGTCGAAGAAATTATAGCAAGAAAGTTCATTGTATATGAAGCCCCGAGACATCTATTCTCATGTTCTACGTTTGATTCGGAATTATATAGTATGCCCGATAGTGAACTAATTAATTTCCTACTGTACCTGGACGACGTTGATATATACATCAAACGTGTATACAGTGAAGCCTATTTATCCTACCAGGATATGAACAAAGAAGAATATATACTTGCGAAAATGATTGAAGATGGAAAAGTATTAACTTTCAAAGAGTTTTTAGAGATAAAGAATTAGCCTTAGAGTGTAATATGATAGGTCCATTGTTCGCATTATTTTTATTTAAATTTGGGTGTATTCCCAAAACCGAACCCCATGTAGTAAAGAAATTTAAACTCCGCGAACTCCGAAAACTCCCCAGAGATTGGGAAAATGACGATATAACTACTCACGGTGTAATATCCCTAATGAATGAGTTCTCTAGGGTGAGACGACAGTGTGATGATAGTATAGTATTCACCCCATTTGGAATTAAAACCACTGAAGATATTTTCAGGAAATACATCGGTGGAGAAACTGGTAAAGATTTACTTATAATATCGAAGAGGTGTATCACGGATGCATTTATTAAACGTTTTAGATTGAACGACCTGAAAACCATCCTAGAGAATTGGAAGGGTGAAAATGTTGTTGAAGTTCAAACAATATTGTCACACTACACTTGTGAATTGGAATCATTTACAGAAGAGGAAGAAGATGAGTTAAAACTGACAGGGTTCTTCGAAGGTGTAGAAGACCTATTCCAACAGTACCTTGGTGTAGAAAATTATAAAACACTCGATATTATGGTAGTCTTTTTTGAAAAGATGGATATTCTTAAACGTGAGTTATGTGCACAGATTTGACCGGGTCGTGTGCAGTTATACACCTCAATACCCTAGGACCGGTGTAAGTAAATGAAATGTTATTGTTATCATCTGTAAACGCCTTAACTTCCACACCCTTTGGGATAATCATCGACGTCAGTGGCCCCGTCATATCATCCTGGTCATACATGGAACTCATGGGATTTGTAATCTTCTCACTTATCATAAATCCCCTGTACTTACACTCAGTAAAAAAGAATACCTCATCCCCGTTGACTTTATTTTCCCAGTCCTCGATCCGTTTCCTTTCGTCGGCATCCCTTTTCAATCGCTGGATGAAAAGGTATCCAAATATTGACAAGAAACATGTAAAAAGTATAACTAATACAGCAATAATTGTACCTCTGCTCATACTATAGTTATGTTATACTTTTTTTTCATAAATCTACGGACACCCCCAAATGTAGGATAACTCCATAGGTACCACCTAGACCAAAAACCAGCACTATCTACTCCACCTAACTTCCAGTCCTCCTTGTCACTGGTGGTTACGTTGAGCATAAGCTTCTGAATTTTTCGGGGATCCTCTTCCTCCATCACACGTCTGGGTATCTGACCCCCGTGGCGAAGAACATAGGAACGCATTCGTGAAGGATTCTTGTGTTTGGTGTAGTCGGAATATCCACGTGCACCAAAGTCAACAGTCCTGCCGTCTTCTAATATCGCCCTGAACTTCTTCCTCGGGTTCGGGCTACGAATAACCTTGACGCGCATACTTATATTTTACAGGGATTTATTTTCGGCACGCGCCACAGTACGCCTCCTTCTTGGGGAGGAAGAAAAGGTTCTCTGGGCCACGCTTCACACGGTAAAGGTGGTCATAGAGGTGGAAGAGACCGTAGGCAACAATAGCAGTGCCCAAAACGGGGCTCTTCATCTTGCGGGTAGTCCACGCGTGGTACGCGATGAACGAGATGAGGAGGAACTGAACGATGGTGAGCGCTGGGAGAGCTGGCATCTTGAAGCGATGCTCAACAGTCTTGACGTCCTCGGTGGGTTCTGGGGTTGGGTCCATGTATTCACGCTTGCCGTATCCGGGCATTTTTATTATCTACCGAGAAAATAATGTGGCCCCTTCTGATTATTACACCCGCCATTTTAGTTTTTTGTGACTACATGAAAGCACCGATAGATCTGTTATACTTTACAAATATATGGAGACCTGTGGTTGGTATGCAAAACACACTGAGAGATATATTCAAGCCTCACCACTTTCACCCCGGACTTTTATTACTGAAACTTCACTATAAAAAGATACGCGAAGAGTTTCTAAAAGTTTCATCATCACTGAAACACGAGTATTACCATGACTTAGATCCATGGTTTGAGGAGAATATGAACTACTACTATTATAAAGTTGAACATTTTCCAATACTCTACGGATTAATCAAACAGATTTCATGCACACGCGACTTCGCCGAGCGCGCCGCGTTCGCAGTCGTAGATGGTCCTATGACTATAGCTCCCCACCGAGCTGAATCAAATGAACTCCTGAGGTATCATCTCACTATACAAAGTGATGGTGATTGCACGTTGTATACTGAAAGTGGCTCGCATGTCCACATGGACGGCGACGATTTTATATTCGATCACGCGAGGTACCACGAACTCGTAAAGACTGGACCAGGTAGACGAGTTGTCCTCATTTTAGATATTCATAGATGATTACGACAGGTGGCTATATACATGTCACTCCCCCCAATGAGTTCGAGTTCCTGATTCTTTACAATCCTCTTCGTGAAGGGCCCAGGGGTTCCATCTTTGCAACGCATACAGAGGGCAGACAACTTGGTGACCTCACACGCTATTGGAATACAATCCAGGAGTTCACCAAACTTATTTTGAAATGAATCTCCATCCAGACCCGCTATGATTACATCCTTATTTACACACATACAGCACTCCACAAACTTCTTGAGGCGGGGGAAGAATTGAGCCTCATCGATGGCTATGATGTCCGCGTTATTAAACTCCTCCTTGTTTATGAGTTCGAAAAGCTCGTAGACCTTGAAACAATCAAACTTTACATTGTCGTGGGTCTTCAAAACTTCATCGGGGGATCGGGTGTCCTTGGCTGAGTTGACAACCAATATTTTCTTACCAATGATCTTTAAACGCTTAAGTCGTCTGATTAGTTCAGAAGTTTTACCCGAAAACATATTTCCCATAATTATCGAAAGCCCCATCCTATCTCACTAATATAATCTTGTATTTTTTATATGGGTGAAATGCATCGATGTCAATTTCTTAAATACAAGGGGTACTACAACCCCGTCAC